ACGAGAGCATAGTAGAGGGGGACTAAATGGTAACTAACGAGATACAGAAGCACGAAGAGTGGTGCCGGGATGTAGTTGGCGCTGCCGGGGATGTGCGTGCCGAATTAACTACGGCGTCCGATGTTAGAACGGCGTGGACTGAGTACTTCCACACACCAGCCCCACCCAACATACCTATAAACGCTCTTCGTCTGGCGTTATCGTACCGGGTGACAGTGTTGGCCGCCAAGCATTATGGACTACTGGAATTCGGAGATGCACTGCTGGCCCACGACCACGGGTTCAGCTTGAAGGACCGCTACGCCACCGCCCTAAGTTACGCCTCGGCGTCTGACCCAGATGGCTACGCCGCCGATGGCTCTATAAATACAGACAGTCACCTACTCCTCATCCACTTCCCCGCATTTGAAATGGTCAGGCGGCAGGTGACACCAGCATGCAAAGCAGAATAGCGTCAGCCATTGAATCAGTTTGTAACGTCGGTAGCGGGTTCGCTATCGCATGGGCCTTAACTATGTACGTCCTCCCATTGTGGGGGTACACTTACACTCCCAAACAGTCCATCGAGATAACCCTGCTTTACACCTCTATAAGTCTTGTTCGCGGTTATTGTTGGAGAAGGTTTTTCACAGGTAAGGTCCGTGCCTAAGCGCCGTAAAAATAGTAAGCGGCGGTCATCAATGAGTGGCCGCCCCCTCACCTACCTCTTCACCCAAGGATGGAGGAAGAAACTTCTCGGCGACCTACGAAGTGGGAGAAAAACAAACCCCACCGATTCTATTCGCACACTCGCCCGGATAGCGCAATCAGAAGAAGACGCACTGGAGGCATCTGAAGATTTTTGGCAGGGGCAGGAAGATATAGATGCCCTTTGCGATAGGTGCAGGGGCAGAGATACACTAAAGGTTATCTCTTAGCTCACCTCTACGCCTCCGTAGGACTGCGCCAAGTACTCGACTTCAGAGGGACAGGTATCCGGTAGCGAAACCGTATACTTACTCCCCGACTGAACAGCCGATGTCTCGTCCTGCTTGTGTATCTCTACACAGTCGTAATAAAATAATAGCTGATTGGTCATTGATGGAAATGACCAGCATCTTTTTCGCGCCGCGTCGTCTCTCATATAGTAACCTCCGCTTCAATTTTCCCGTGAATACGCACGTAGTCGAACATACTCCTGAGTGTCTACAAAAATCGGTTCCGAGTCCCCAAGTTCTAGCTCTGCTAACTGCCCGTGCAAAAACTCTTCACCAGTTTCACCGTCGCCTAACTCCGTCCCGTCTTCTTCCAGTATACGAAGGCACACACACTTATCGTAAACAACTACCGCAGACCCATTAACATGGCCAATGCCTATAACTGCGTCGTCAAGCCCAGACAAGACCACCAACTGGCCATCCTCCTCTTCCGCATCACGACTCATCAAACCCGACACTGGTTTCCTGCGCCTCTAACGACCCCTTAATTGTACCATATTTTTCATTTAACCACGCGGGAACCATAGATAGTGGAACTTCATGCGATACCCACACCTCTCGGCGCATGGTGAGTCCGTAAACAACGCCCGCAAGCGCATCCGATACATCTTTGGACCCTTGCGGGGGATGGTCTATCTTATGAGCCTTAGTATTGACCTCTAAACCCAGCAGCTCCCCCACTACTTTTTCATGGACAGGAGCCCGCAACCTGTTGTCGTATAGGGTAGTTTTCAACACGTCATACGGAAACATGGTCTTATCTACCGATTGATAACCAGTCATAAACCCCGACTGGCTAAGAATCTGCATGGTATCCCGGCTCTGAAAACTATCCATTGTAACCCATTTAATAGGCATCCCGGCGTCTCGCAGCTTGTACAAAACCTGCCGAACCTTTTCAAATTCTATTTCGCCATTACGGGGCGGCCTTATCTCCAATATACCGTCAATGCACACTAACGGCAGTATCTCGGTAGTCTCCCCCCTCTTTTTCGACACAAACTTCTCTACGTGCCCAATCACCAATCCACAACTATCTCCGGTTACGGCGAGGTCTATGTGAGCGAACCGCAGGGCCTCTGGGTGAAGCGCACGACCCGGATAAATGGTTAGCATCGTATCGACGAAATCTACCGACGCGCTTCCAAACACCGACCCCTCCGTACCCATGCTAAAACAAGCCCGAACAGCCTCTACGTTTACCAAGTATGGGTGGCTGGCAAGGGTGCTCTGCCCTGCTATATCACGTAAAGCGTTTAATAAATCATTCTCAAATTGAGGGCGAAACTCTACCGGCACCGTAACTTCTAGTGCAGCGTCTATAGTCTCCCCCTCTTTTAATATGAGCGGACGCCTAGCGGTGTCGCCAACAAAAACTGAAAACGTCTCACCAGAAAAATTCTCTGGGCGAATATCCCAGATGCATTTATCGTAGGAGTAGATGCGTGGATTCGTTTTTGCCTCGGCCTGCTTCACATCTGTAAACTGTCCGGGGTACCGTTTTGACGATACGACGCACAGGACTCCGGGTAAGCCAGTGGGCGCTAAAAATCTACTTTCCCTACGACGCGCAATCGCATTGTAGAGCGCCGTTGCTTGGTTATACTCCTCCCCAAATCCCCGCTTAGACGCCCGCACAACATCCATGAAATTAACTTCATCTAAAACCCCGCTGATAACATTCTGGCCTATGGCCCCAGTCTCCAACCCTATTATAGGCTTAACGGTTATACGGTGAGGGAACCGCAGCTCACTAAGGATGTCTCGGTCATACTGGAAGTACCTGCAAAAATAAGGGGACTTATCTAGCATGGCGCGAAACCGGTAAAAATCGACAGATTTAGCAAGGGTGGCATTTATGGATTGAAAAATGAAAAGTATTTCCGAGGCTGGGTCCAGACCAAACTCAGCATGAGGATTCTCGTAAAGGCTTAAAAGGTATAACTGGTATGCCTGAGTATAAAGTGCAATGGTTGTTTTCCCAGACCCGATACCCCCGGTCAATACAGCTTCATCGTACCCGCCAGTATTTAAGTCGCTGATAGACTTCACGACTACCGGGTACAAAACATCCCCGGCCCCCATATAGTGGGGGGACATCAAGAACTCCCCCACCCCCACCGGCACGTGGGTTACCGCCAACCCAGATTTGGCAAGGTTAACGTAATCCAATACGTCTTTTCTCGTAAGCTCCCCTGTCTCTAACAGCCCCGCAACCGCGCTATCAAAATCGTCAAACTGCTGGTTAGCCTTTACCGCCATCACCAGCTCCCTCTACCCCCTCATCTTCCGGCACCCCCTCTAAAATCGACGCCAACCGGTCCCCAACTAGGCGTAATTTCTCTAGCCGTCGAGCGTTGTCCTCCACCGTCTCATACGAATCTGGGCCAACCGATTGCGGCACTTCCTGCACGTACCTATCTGGCAAGCCAAGAGCTTTGCGCTCCTCTACAAGCGCCACTTTAAGTATGTCTATGCACTCCCGAATCGACAGCTCACTGGGTAAAACGCTATCGAGTTTGCACATCACCTTCTCTAGGAGAAGCCTCGCAATGCTTGCTTGGCGCATGCGCGTCTCGTACTCAGAATACGTATGCTCTCTTTCCGCTACCGCCAATACATTTTTAGACCGGGAAACCACCCTCTCCTCTAGTTCCTGTTTCCACCCCTCTTCGGCAGCTTTGTTTCGTACCGTCCCATACGCAATGCCGAACTTATCGGCAAGCATTTTCAAGGTATAAAACTCTGTTCGATGCGGCTCTAGGTTCTTCAAAAACCACGCATCCTTGACTCCTTGCCAATCAAGTTTTTTCATCGCCGCCCCCCACAGTACGGTACCGCATGCTTGTTCTCCAGTAAAAACGAATTCAGCGTCTTACCTTTTGCGTTAATCACATACGCCAGCGGCCTGCCATACTTACCTATGCCTCGTATAGAGACGTGATGGGGTCCGGTAGTTCTCCACCATTCCTTCACGATACCAGCAACCCGTGCCCCGGCTACCTTCTCGTCCCCACGAACTTCCGGGGTATCTACTCCAATAAGACGCAGCCGGTGACGCGCTGTAATACGGCCCTCCCACAAGTCTAGGACCACATCCTGTGTGTCCCCGTCCACAACACGTAAAAGTTGTAAAACAGGGTACACTCTAGCTTTACTGTTGTTGGAACCCCGACATAGCTCCATCGTCCCCCCGGCACTTGTCCCCCCAGCCACACTAAGAGCCACCAACCCCGCAGCCGCCCAGCTACTCACCTGTACTTTTCGTATCATTATACCTCGCCCCCCCTATGTAAGACCACCTTCAGCCTCCGATAACTACGCAAATCTGTCAAGGCCGGAAGATGTGGTCCGGCACCAACTCCCGCAAACGGGCGCGCACAGCACTTGGGTCTAGCGCCTCGCCTCCCACTGACAGGTGGTCACAAACCCAGACAAAGGAGAACGGCACCATCCCCGCACTAGAAAAAACCCACCGCACATCCGACACGTATGCAGTGGTGTCCTGATATGCGAGGTCCATGCGCCCCCGTGCAATGCTGTTAATAGCGAGGCGCATCAAAGCAACCAGCAATCTCGCATGCCCTTCACCTGTTGTGCGGGTGAGAACATGCCATTGAACGGGGAGAAGCACCTCCCCTAGTTCAAAATAACCTACGCCTAAAGGACCATCCGCTTCCACCGCCCCACACCATTCCCACCGCCCCCCTAGTTAAAACGTCTTCTAAACCACTCTACTCTGGAACGGTGACCTCTAGCTCTACCTCCGGCCATACCTCCTCAAATACCTTCAAAACCGATTCATACCCCAACGCCTTAAACGCTGACGTTAATTCAATGGCTCCAGAACCGGCCCCCGCACTCTGACCATTATTCAAGTAATCTAAACATATGTACTCAAGAGCTACCGAGTCATATTCAGTTTCAGCCGCATCACGAGCAACCGATAACGCCGTTACAACCGTCTCTCTCTGGTCTTCATGTAACTTAAAGGTCTTGGTTGTAACACTGTTAATATCCTCTACATCACCAGCCTCTCCAGTACCTACTAGCAACGCCTGTTTTACATGCTCATGGAGTTGCAGGGTGGTTAACCCCTTTGCCACTTCTAGCCACTCCACAACCGTATCTTTAGTGACCACTGGCAATAACTCTTTTAGCTTAGTCCAACCAACTGGGGCGATTTGCTCCCATGTTACCTCCAAGCCAACAACGCCCTTATAAATCTGACTGAGATACGCGGCCTTTCGGTACGAGATGTCCAACTGACGCTCAACCCAGCTACGAAAATTAGAATCCTCCCCAAACCAATGATTCTCCTGTACCGCTGAGAGCAGCCCGCCAAAAGTAAACAAGTCCAACTCCGTTGAATCCTGTAGTCCCCGAATCCTTGTTATAGTCTCAACCTCATCAGCCGACTCAACTTGATGAACCACATCCCCTATAATATCTGCACTGCCCTCGGTAATACTCACGCTAGGCACAAACGCAGTCGTACCAGTCTCCACATCCCCACCCAGAGCCTCTTGCAGGGCTACCTTTTTTTGCGCCACAGCCATTTGCTGAAACCCCGTAATACTGAGCTTCTGCTCCTTAGCGAATTGAACAAGTTGCTTCCCTGTCATCTCGTTAACCTGAGACGCATCCACACTTACAGGCCCTTGCTTTAACATTTCCAACGTTGTCATCGTCTATACCTCCGTTATAACTCGCCCCGGTGAAACAGCCCTGCCCACGCAAGGCAAAACGCATCGGCCTCGTTATTGTTATCGGTCACAAATCCTACCTTCGCACAAGCCGCTATCATGTCTTTTTTTGTCGCTACACCAGACCCGGTGATTAGCTTCTTCAGCCTACTAGGGGCGACAACCTGAAAACCCATATCCCTATGTACGAATATGTATCTAATAAGGGTACCTATTTCTACCAACGTCGCCAAAGTGTATCTGTTCCCATACCCGTACCCCTCCACCACTACCTCATAAGGTTCTGGCGTATACAAATAAGCGTCCACTGCCTCCCTAACCCTATCCGCTATGTACCCACCCCTCCACAGATTCCCCTTTGCCACCTCTTTTTTCGGGGCAACTATTTCCGCATGATACAAAACCTCAACGGAATCTCGGCTCTCACTTTCTTGCCGCAAGACCACTACCCCAGTTTTAGTTGATATGTCTAGGCCCATACTACGTACAGGAAAATCCGGCGGGGTCCGGCCACCCATGTATAAAGAAAAATCACCCATATGAAACTAGAGCAACGAAGACGGAAAGCAGGCTCTGGCCGCCGGGCACCCATGCGCCCGTGAACACAAAACTGTGCTACAAACACGGTCTGGTAGAGGACCCTTATCATCCCGGTACTGTTGCAACGCCAAGGCTTTTTGTAAGCTGGACTCCAGCAAACAGTCTTCTCTTTTAATGATGTATTCTTTGAACGGGCTGTACCCGGAGTCCCTGAGCCCCATAGACGACAAGGCGGTGTCCTTAACTCCGTACCCCTTCATCATGTATAGAATACGGGCATGCGACGTATCTATCCCCAGAGATTTAGTGGGCTCGTCTTGGTCTAGAAGCCATAAGTACAGGGCCGTCCTCAATCTGTGCTCCCCCAACGGCCCAACTAATTTCTTAAACCTATCCTTGTCCATAGATTTAATCTCGACCATCTGTATACGGTCTTCCTCTGGGTATTTAACCAGTAAATCTATGCTACCTGTTATACCGTATTCATCCGATACAGCCGTATGTTCAATGTAGGAAAACCCGTTTTCCCCGCACACGCAGCACGCAGGACTCAGGCCAAACTCAGTTTTCTCACCGCAATGCCGACACTGCCATACCCCCACCGCTATTTCTGTTAGCCACCCCGTAACAAGGTGTTGGATATCCCACCCGAGTTCAAACGTTGCCGCCAACGCTGCCCCAATAAATTGACTAGGGCGCTTCATCCCCTCACTGCTGTCTGACAAAGCATATTCACGCGGGCAAAACTCATACGATTGATTCGTCACATCTGAGGCGTGGATGGTAGAGTAGCTACGACCGGCCTGCGTGTGGGCCAACCGCTTGTGGAGGTAATACCGCAAACAGGTTTGTGCGCTATTCCGAGGTTTACTTGTCTTTCGATGTATTGTTACCGGCATCGCCAACCCAATCCTGAAACGTCCGCTCTTCCACCAGCACCCACTCACCACCCCGTTTCGGACGCCCGGTGGCATCGGTAAACGTTATCGACATAGCTGGCTCATTGCCAACCAAACGTGCCTCCTTAGTAATCTTATACAAGTCCTCAAGGCGCACACGAAAAGAGCCCGCTACAGTAGATTTCGCCTCAACAGTATACCGCTGCTCTATAAGCCGTATGTCACCCTTAACGTTTGCTGCCCCGGACGCTGGTGTTAACGACCCGCCGAGACGAGACGCCACCCTTTTTTCGGATGCCCTCCCAGCCGACCCTATAGCCCCCTGACGCTCTAAAAATCTGTTGCCCACTGAACCACCGTCACCCCGCCACTGGGCATAACGCCCCCACCACATACTTCTTTAGAGACGCCTGTAATTCGGTTGAATCATAATACGCCTTCCCTAATTCGCTAAGAGTCTTGTAGTTAACCGACTCCGTATCTGGCAATGCCAGCACCCACGCCGTGCCCTCTTTTTCAACCGCCCCAAGTTCACGAAGGTACCCGAGAACAACCTTCCAGTCATCAGTCTCCCCAACACGTAAGTGGGGGTGGGGGTAGACCGCAATCTCGTACTCACAATGCGTAGCGTATATGTTTATTTTGTGCTTTTTAATAACTGCCGTCGTCTGTTTACGCACAGGTATGGCCGTGTGTATCTCCTTGTCGATAATGTCCTTGCATGAAAGGCGGACAATAAGAGCTGCTTGAAATCGTATGGCATGACCGCCACTCATAGTTTCTGGGTTACCGTACATAACCCCTATCTTGGAGCGCACCTGATTTATGTACACCAAGGTAGGGATTACCCCCCGCTTTTTCGCAGCAATCAGGGCGTGGGTTGTCTTCCTAACCATCCTCCCAATAACATTCGCAGCGCCGCCGGGTATTTGCTTCTCAGCACTAGACGCCAGCTCATTTTCAGTCGAAAGGGCAGCAATGCTATCCACCACCACAAGACCAATGTCATCGGCTAACAGCACGCCCTCCAACATATCTATGCCCTGCTCTGCGTAAGAGGGGGACAAAACAATAAGTGACTTTACGTCTACCCCGAACAACACGGCCCATGCCGGGTCAAACGCGCCCTCAATATCTAAAAACACGCAGGTCCTGTCTGGCCATATCTTTTGATGGTTCGCCAACGCCCGTAAAGCAAGGTTGGTTTTACCAGAAGACTCCGGCCCGTAGATAATAGTCGTTCTACCACACGGTACCCCGCCGCCTGAAGCCAAGTCGAAAGCAAAGCACCCAGTCGGTACTCTAGTACACTTCCTACTTGCCTCTAAATCGGTTGGGTACCCGCCAACATCAGTCCCATAGGTCTTATGAATTTTTGCAAGCACCGCATTGACATCACCAGTAACACTACCCGCCATTACTCATCCCCATCACACTCCTCCACCAATGCCCCCATCCTCTCGTTAACCCATTGTGTCGCAAAGTTGAAAATCTCGTCTATCTCTGAATGTGTACAGGGGATGTGGAGAGATACGGACACCTTCAAGCTATTGTAGTCGCCAAGGTTTATCGTGCGGGCCGCCGTGTACCCCACGTTACATAGTGTACTATCGGACTCCGTAGACCCAATCTGCTCCTCCTTAGACTCGCCGTTTTTTGTGACCACGGACACCACCGGAGAAGACTTATAAGGTGTGTTGCCAGTCATCCCACAACTCACTACTTGCCGCCTCGTAAACCTTCTGGTCACCACTGTGACGCCTCCCCCTGCTGCCAGAAGGACGGCGTACCTTACGTGCGAAGGTTTTCAAAAGAGCAATCTGGTCTTCCGTGTACGACCGCTGCCCCTCCCCGCACTCTCCAACCAATCGGTGCGGCTCAGGTATAGCCCCCGCCCGTTCCCATGCGCGCAGACAACCTAAAGCCACGCCCACAGCATCAGCCACCGTAGCTATTTTATGCGTGTCAACCACGTCTCCAGAATAAAGAGATATCTTGTTTTTATCGCGGGTAGCCCTACGCCTTGACAGGCGCGCCGACTCTTTTACCTTCTCCCTGTACCCCAAATCCGTTCTATACCGTTTACGGCGATGCGCATTCCACGAGTCCCCGTGGGCGCTATACCACTCGTCCCAATACTCTTGTTGCTCCCTATTACTGTGGACAACCATATCTATTAAACCTCCTGTACTAAACACTTATCTGCACAACCTCGGCACCAACTTCCCGGTACCACTTAGCTCGCTTGCGCGCATACGCCGCAAAAGCTCCGCAAGACCGGTCCCGAATATCAAACACAACAGGCGTCCTCTTATCCGGGTACTCGCGTAAAATTCTTCCCACTATCTGCCTAACATCCGCCCTTGGGGTTGTCAGAACACAGGCATCCAGCCACGGTAAATTAGTCCCCTCACCCATCATTTTATAGGTCGCCAAAATAACTTTCTTAGAGCCCGCAAGAGCTAACGCTGATTGGCTCTTCCCTCCCACGTACAACCCAATCTCTTCCATTGGCACCCCTGCACCCACTATAAAGTCATGCAGAGCATTCAAATGCCCAAGCAGCTCAGAAAACACAACTACCGTTCTCTTCTTGCGGTACGCCGCCGCCACCACTTTTGCTATCACCGCATTACGAGCCCGGTCCTTAGCCATGCGCGTCACTACATGCATCGTTCGACCAATCTCAGCGGTCTTCATCCATTCCGGGCACCTCCATCCACTCTCCACAACCCGAACTTTGGGGGTAACCAATAAAGCTGGTGACGTTACCCCAACCGGGCCTATGTGGGACGTAAATATAACCTCCTTACCATCAGCCCGGTGGGGCGTTGCCGACAACCCCAAACGTAGCTTTGCTGGGAACATGCCTGCAACCGCACTGAACGTATCAGCCCCCAACCTATGCACCTCATCAAATACGATAAACCCAAATTCATCCTTAATACTCTCAGGGTACCTATCTGGTAACGCTAAACTGTGCAGCATCCCCACCACAACTTTTTTACCGTCAACCTCGCACCTGTCTTGCTGTATCACTCCTATGTCTTCGGGTTTTAGGGACGTAAACCGTACCAACTCCTCACACCACACATCCCGCAAGTCAGTTTTAGGAACCACAATAAGGGTCTTACGCCCTACCCTAGCGATGCAATCAATTGCACAAACCGTTTTTCCAAACCCGGTACTAGCCTCAAAAATAAACGAGCGGCCAGCATCTAGTTCCCTGTTCATCTGGTTAATAAGACCAGCTTGCACAGCACCGCGTGGGACTACCTTACCAGTTATCTCTATCGGCCTTCCAACAACCCTAGCATCGGTTCTCCCTACCGGACAGACGCCTCTGGGTACATGCGCATAGTCGCCATCACGCCGATACATCTGTAAAACTTGCCCATAGCGACTTTCTTGCGTAAACGTCTCCGGTATCCAGTCCGCATACAAGTACTTAGCCATAGCACCAGTCGAAGCGGGAATTGGTAGGACGGTTCCTCTGAACAATTAAAACGCCTCATCAAGGTTTTTAGTATTAACCGCCCGCCCAATCACCTCCGAGGTACCGAAACCCAGCTTCTCCAGTTCATCGGAAGTTCGATACATCGACTTAACGTACTCGTCGTAATCCACCACAACCGCCTCAATCCCATACTTCTCAGTCAATTCCTCAATCGTTGACCGGTCAACCGGGATAAAAACTGAGCCAACCGCCGGTTCTTTTGGACCGGTACGCGAAATATCAAAGCGAGCCCCGGCCAGCGTGCCGTACTTCTCGGCCATCTTTTGCAGCACCTTTAACGTCCTGCGCTTGGACACAAATATTTTCTTCGTATCCTTGAACTCCTTAGTGCCGTCCTTCGACACCCGTACACGGTGGTCGATAACGGTGAAGAGTCCGACCAAAGACGGTCTATCGCCACCGTCACAAGCGGGGCAATTCCCGTCGTGAGAAAGGCAAGGAAAGCTCATCCATGTCCCGCCAGCCGGGCAAGTGTGCTCATAGTAGAGCGGGGCACTGATGATACCCTCCGCATCCAAGTCCCCATCCAAAAACGTGCAAGACCCCTCCTCGTCGGGTTTCATAAGCCAGCGCCATATAGCCCGCTCCTTTTTTTGGTCCGCCATAGCATCCTCTTGTGCCATTGCCGTCTTCGCCGCAGACCCACGCAACATCCAACTGGGAGTCGGCCCACCTGTTGTCATCACACCTGTTTTACTTATCTTAACACTCATCTGTACTCTCCTTTGCAACCGCCATTACCAGTTGCTGTTTCCTACGACCAAACCACACGCTTCCAACACTTCACCAATAACAGCCACATCGGCATCCCCGGCATCCGCAATCCCAACCGGGAGAGTAGCATGCGTAACACTTACCCCGGCCAACTCATTCTCAAGATACTTGCAGGCCCTTCGACCAGCTATATCTGCGTCAAACAACGTTACAACCCCGGATGCATTTTTTAACCGTCCCATCTTTGCCTTACTCAAGGCGGCGGTCAGCGGGGATACAACGTTGCGGTACACCTCGTACACCCGTGCGAGGTCAAACACGCTTTCCGCTACCACCACTGGCCGGTCAAAATTTACCCACTCCTCGCCTAACCACACGCTGGAATTCGTGTGCCCATCACATCGGTACATTCGATATCGTGGGCTAATGCTATTGTCAATAGCCCGCCCATGCAACCCATATAGGTTACCGTCGAAACCGCGAACAGGGAAACAAATCCGCCGCTGTACGCGGTCATACCGTAAATCCAAACTCTCAGCAGTACACCACGACACCTGTCTACCGGTTAAATACGGGTGCACCTGTTCCCCGATACTTGTATATGCGCGCTCAAACCCATCAAGCCACTGCTCATTAAACGGAACCGGGGCAAGTACCGTGGGGCGGGAGACTTCTGCCTCCTTCCGCAAACCCTGCAACAATTGGTCTGACCATGACATAGGTGCCTGCGCCATCTCAGAGCCGACAAAACCTGCCGCACTTTTCGGTATCGAGTACCCCAACCCCCGCATCTCCCACAACAAATCTCCCATGTCACCCGTAAACCCGCACGAAAAACAAAACACGCGGCCCGTAGAACTAACCGCCATCGACGGGTTATTATCAGTACCGTTAGCGTGGAACCGAGCAGCTCGGACACAACCAAACGAGGCCCACTTCTCGCCCGAGGGTTTCGTGACCACCGAATGCGGACCCCTGATACCGAGAACCCGTAAAACTTGCAGTGGGTCTACACCCATAGCTACTTGATTTTCGTAACGGATAACCGGCGCGGGCCAGACCACGTAGACTCAGTTACCCCTTCGACCTGTTCAACGGTCAAGTAATTATCAAGCTCTTTCAGGGGTACGCGGCATATCTTATCAAACACCTCCGCCCCCACGACCTCCCTCACTCCGGGGATACTGGTAACCTCGCGCTTAACGCCGCACTTGGATAGCTTGACTACGTGTTTCTCGGTCAGGACCTCAACCCCCTCGGAGGGTGTTAATCCGCTTTCGTATTCTAGCTGGCGTATTATTTCAGCCTTCGCCGCCTCATACTCTTTCAAAACCCCAGCTCGAAATTTTTTAACCCGCGCCTCCAGCCTATAAAAGTTACGCGCCAGCGCATCAACCTCAGTAGCCTCCTCTGCCATTTCGAGACTAGCCTCTTTCGTCTTCGTTATAACCTTCACTGACATACTACAAACCCTCCTGTTGTTACATTCTAACCCTAACAATAAACCCGAAAACCCCTGTGTCAAGACCCCTTTGCTACTTTTTGTATGTAGGTCAATAAACGCGGGTTCCTTATCAACACGTCCGTAATCCCTGTCCCGAGAGCCTGTACAATGGGCTCCTCCTTCCCCTTCTTAAAATGAGAGCCGCACGCTGTCAACTCACACAGTATATGCAGTATTTCATGCATTACGACCTCACACCCGATTGAGGACATAGCATCCAGAGTTTTGTTTATCTGTATATCCCCGTCTTCAGGGATAACCTGCCCATACTGGTAAAAATGCACACCGCACACCGCCAACGCCCGAACATCCTTAATGGTTGGGTCTTCCCACTCTTCTTCATCTACCGTGCGAATTTCATAGACATGCCCGAGACAGTTAACCCGTCGAGGATATCCCATAGCTATGCTCGCACCTCAGTCCCATCCGGCAACACGCAAACCCCGTTATGAATAGTTATCAGGTACTCCGTCCACGACCGTTTGCCCATATAGATTAAACAGAAGCCATGCGTCCAATCTGTGGGGCATCCGCCCACCGCGTAGAGAGGCTGTAATTTGGACAAACATCCGGGGCTGAAGGCTTTGATGGGCATATGTGAGTAGGGGTCCCGAGAAGATACTAACTGCTGGCGATGGATGTGCCCAAAGACTACGGATTTGGAGCGGCTCTTAGCTAGGTGAACGTCAGCCGCCGACTTAGAAAATGACCAGCCGTGCACCGCCACCAAACTTTTGTTTATCTCATAATACGACATAGGGGCACTGGAATGTACGTAGGGAACGTATTCGTATTCTTTTTTTGAGCGCCCCTCCCCCAGCAACTCGCTGGGCGTGAGCGCCCGGTAAGACGCCGCCCCGGCCATCCCGCTTCTAATGCAGAAACGCTCTATTCGGTACTCGTGGTTTCCCCCGAGCTGGACAAACCGTGACCCGCGCTTGAGACAGGTGTCTGTAAAGTCGCGTGCGGGTTCGACCTCTTTGGTCATAAAGTCGTAGGTACTATCCCTACTCAATGAGCGGACATCGTGAGTCGAGAACGCAGCGGCGTCCAAAATATCGCCAAGCTGAATAGTTAAAGCTGGGCGGGTAATCTCATGCGCTTTTAGGGCACAGGCAACCGCCGTTTCTGAGTGCTCCCCAAAATGAATATCGGGAAACACGAATACTAAGCCAGAATTTACTGTAGACCTCATCAACCACCACCTCACACCCCCTCACAACCACTAACCACCACTAACCACCTATCTCATTTCTATGATTCCGTATCCTCATGCAGCTTAACTAATTGGTTAAGGTAACCCTGCGCCTTTTTTAAGTCGTTGAGGGGGGCTCCTTTGTGTTGGTATCGGCAAAGATACTTCACTACGTTCCCCCCAAAAAAATCTAAGTTCCACGCGACAATCACGTCCCACGGCTCTACAGAAGAATACTGATAATGCTTTACGCGAGGACGACCTCCCGACTCAGACATACTCTAACACCTGTTGCTCGGTGGGCGGCACCTCAGAAAAGTCCATGTTCTTGAAGTCCCATTTAATCATAAATTCCCCCACCTCTCCACTCCGTCCCTTCAGTATTTCAACACGTCGCCGCACCAACGTCTCCACCGAGTCCTCCTCAAATAACCCCAGTACCGTTGAACTTATCTGCCCAATCGCATCAGAATACCCGATATGCTCAAGGCCGGGGGATTCCCCTGCCCTTAATTTCATAACCGTTTTTGCAAACTGCCACGAACAAATTACCGGCACATCCAGCCCACTCGCCACCGTGGATTTTAGTAGGTCGCAGTTCTCGGCCACGCGCTGATACCGGTTCAAATAGGCATCCGAATGTCGTAACAGGTAGGCCCCGTCAATAAACACAACGTCTGGTTTTAACTGCCGACCAAGTAGGAAGATGTCATCGACTGTAGATGTCATGTTCCCATCCACTATGTAGAATGGTCGAGTCGCCCCCTGCATAGCGCGTAACCGGTCCCGCATCGTTTTGGTTTCATAGGAATCCATTGCCCCCTGCATCAAGTGAGAAATAGATACGTGTGAAGTCATGGATGCTAGGCGTTGCATTATCACTAGGGGGTGCATTTCCATGCTAATGAATAGCGGCACCAGCCCCTGCTGCTCCCACATGTGAAGGGCGCTAAATAATAACTGAAACGTTTTGCCCATCGCTGGACGCCCGACATAGGACACGATATCCCCACCGGTTAGACCCCCTGTTTTTGAATCTAAGGTGGGCCACCCTAATTGTATACCGGAGTTGGCGTCCCCCCGGAACTTAGCAACGTACTCTGGAATCACGTAGTCATAGGCTTTACGAAAATCGGTTATGGTCTGCGCCGAATTCGTTAGGGACAACTGCGATAACGAGGCGAGCAATTCACTGAGGACTTTTGGACTATCCGGGTTGTCTTGACCCAGCGCCTGCACCGCCGTCGATAAAGTGCTGCGTAAAGTTGTGTCGGTGTAGCGGCGATAAAGCTGGTCCAGATAGTACTGCGGGGGTTCTGGTGGTGGTTGAAAATATAGGGCGGATTCCCCTTCAGCCGTAATCGTCTCAACCCTCGGTAAAACCCCGTACCGTTTAACGTGCGAAACTATGAGCCTATAAAATCCCCCCTCAACCCCGCGAAATAAATGCTCGATATCACCATGCTTGATGAATAAAGGAAGGGCCTCGGTGGCTAAAGCCGACGCAAGGAACCGGGTACCTATGGTTTCCGCCGCCACTACCTTAGCCCCTGATTACTTGGTAGTGGTCTAAGACGAACGTCTTGAACGCTGTCCCGTATTCTGCTGACATGGTGTCTATATTCGACACCCCGATAATGGTTTGATGGGCTTCAGCAGCACGGGCGTGGAGTAAGCCCAACAAACCATTCACGTTCCATGGAGCTAACGTCCCCCCTTCGGCTTTGGAGATAAAAAAATCTGGTATTGCAATAACAGTGTTGGCCACTGACCCGGTATCTTTTAGTTGGGCCAGCGCCACATGACCCGTCAGGTAACGGGCGTCAACAAAATTCCGTAGCAAGCATGCTATTAGAGCCATCATCCGCGTCTCCACTTGCTCTGCACCTACGTACACAAGCCCGCAGGTAGCATGCGAATGTACATTTGACACCCACTCAATCTCCTTGGCAGAGCAGTACGCGCTTAAAGTCTCGCAAATCATCCTCTTCGGTACCCCCGCTAATCTCGCATATCGACTAAGGCCGCTGACTAACTGTTCATGCACATCGGGGTCCAACACCCCAGAGGCGTAAGGGTTAAAGGACGGCACGCCTACTCAGTGTCCCACCCAAGTACCGATAACAATTCCACCTCAGATATTTTTGATGCCGGGTCTTCAGTTTTCACTGACTCCTTCTGAAGACTTGCTGTTTTAAGCCCTGTTAACTCAGGCTTCAGTTGAGTCGTCGTTGCATGCCAGTCTATGGCCTCTGAGATGTGAGTAGCCAAAAAAAGAATGTGAGGAGTCGTACAAAAACTATCTGGGACATGGGTGGACACGTAGGCGGAAAACGCCCCCCAGTCGGACAAGCAGTGGACAACCAAGTCTCCAACAACCTCTTCTGGGCATACCGACAGCAAGTACTTAGCCTGAGCCCGCTCCCGGCCATTCCATGTGCGGATAAATCCGTCCGGGTAATGGTCTGCGTAAACCCGTTTCCACACCTTTTGCAGGGACGGCACACTGCGGGTTTTTGCAATTAGCTTCTCCACAGGCTCCTGTTTTCCAGAAACCCCTTTAACCGATTCCGCTACTTTCATTTCAGTGCCCTCATTGACGCCGTAAAATTTTCCCTTTTGTTTTCTTATTTCTTTTGAAGTACTATCTGTTGTACTCTCTGTATATGGGTTGGTACCTTTTGGGACTAACCGGTTGGTACCTTTTGGGGCTAACCGGTTAGTCCCTTTTGAGGGGTTGTGGGGCCAGTCAAATAAGCGAAGCTGGGGGCCGCCTACCACCCGCGAAGGGTCAGAGTAGCTTGGGGATGAATAAAGTCCCTCTGGGGGCGTCTCTGAGCCTACACGGGGACTTTCTGGTTTCTTGATTAACGCCCCACGCGCCCGCGTGGTCAGGCGCACGTGCGCAGTGACTAGCCCGTTGAATCGTGCCCTTGTAGTCTGGATTAGGCCCCGGTGCCTAAGCGCCGAATATGCGCCCTTAAATTGCTTAACCGACACGCCTAATTCACGGGACCACTCTTTATACGTCTTAGCTACCCAAAGGACGCCACCTATTTTCACTTTGGCGCGGCAAGACCAGTAGCTTATCTGACTAAGAAGTAACGCTTGATTTACTCTGCCGTCCACCAACCGAAGAGCTTCCTCTGAAATAAATATCCCCCGCATCGCCCTCTCCCCCCTAGCTACTGGCTAATGAATCTTATCGAAAGGCGGTGGTGTTAAATCTGTAAAGAAGTTTTGCACCCCCGCGTTTTGCAGTTTATTTTGGTTCTCAGGTATCAAGTCTGCCAAAGCCCCGCGCAAAGACGTTCGTAACACCGAGTCAAAATCCCCCTCCGCTATCGTAAGCGTATCCGTCTCCACTACGGCCAACACCTCTTCAGCAGCAACTTCGACAAACTCCGTTCCTAAAAGGATTCGAGGAAGCACGGCAATCGAGGGGACGGGTAGAGGCCCGCCAACCATTACAGACGCACGGGTTTCGTTTATGTTCGCCCAGTTAATAAGGGGCCATGCTTCAGAAAAACCAGCCTCTAGGCCGGGCACTAGGGGGTCAGTGGGCACGGCGCGCAGCCGAAACCCCACAAACCACTCAGGGGCGTCATCCATAGGCACGATAATGGCTTTTATACCCAACGTATAATCCCCGACTTCAGCGATGACTATGTAATCGGGACGCCCTTCGGTGCCAACCATGTATTTCAAATCCAAATTAACCACGTCTCTACTTACGCACCCCCCGTAACAAGTACGATTTTACCACAGTTTGAATAGCGGCGGCTATGTTTGCTGGTGTGAGAAGAGGCACTTCGGCAAGAAATGGGACAACGTGTCTAAATGGAACTTTAACGGCGTAGGTAGATAGAATCTCGCGGGCGAGGCGCTGGGCAGTAGCGGCATCGCATTCTTCAAAAGTGATTACGCGGTCGATTCTACCGGAGCGGTAAACTTCTGGCGGTAAGGCGGACATGTCGTTAGTCGTCATGCATGTCAGAACCCGCGACTGGTGCTCTTGTAACCACCAGAGCAAGTCAGCAAGAAGGGTGTTAACAACACCGCTACTGTCGTTACCGGAAAACAGTTTCTCAATTTCATCTATGAGCACAACGCACGGGGAATTGCGGTCAATCGAAGAGAGGGCGTCACGTAAACAGGCTTCACTTTCTCCCACGTAACGCCCTTTAATAGCTCCTATATCAAGGCGGTACAGAGGCAGCTCTAGCTCAGAGGCTACGTATTTTGCAGCTCCAGTTTTACCAGTACCGGGAAGCCCGGTGAACAAAAGACCACGGGGGACTAGGCGGGCGTCAACGGGTGTCCGAAGAAAGAACGGGGCATCTGTAACCAGCCAACCGCGCAAATCTTCGTTCAAGAGAAAATAGTGCGCGGAATCTGGGTCGATGGGGTACACGCCCCTTGCTGATGGTACGACCGCCCCCCGGCTACGTAAAACACCGCCAAGCGTAACGCAGTTATCACGAGCTTTGGTTAGGCGCAGGATGGCGTCTATTTCGTGGATGGTAGCCCCACGCAAACAGGTCGCATATTGGTCAAGCTCTTTGGTTTTAATCGCAACCCCCAGCAAATCCATAACTAATTCGTGCGGGATAGGCAGGGCTCCAGCGTAAAACGCTAAAGAGTCGGGCTCCACTTGGTTAACTATGACAAGGGTGGAACCTTCATCTTGAAAGCGCCGGTATAAGGTGGGAGAAGCGAGCGCCTTGTGCCCGCGCTGAAGTAGTCGCGGTGCGGCTCCTTCTGGCCCCTCTAGGTAATAGTAAACATGGCCATGCCGTATTTTAGTTGCGGACGGGGAATACTCGCTAACGGTTTCCCCGACACAGTGCGAAAGCACCCGTGAAACGTTTACCGTATCCCCCGTGGTCACCGCGACTAGCGGCAACTTCCCCTTGACAGCTAACTGAAACATGGCCCCTCACGAACAATAATAAGGAGGGGGTTAGCTTAGTCAAGCCGCGTACCTACCCGTCGCCTTAACTGTGCAAAATTACTAGCTATCTAATTTACTTGGCAAGGCATTGGCCACGCGACCCTCCCAGAGCTAGGCAGGCGGCTTTTAATTCAAGTACGATGGCTTGGTAGTCGCCTAGGCTGAGACAGGTGCAGTACTCTACGCCATCAGAAGGAAGCCCATCTGAGCCATCGGGAGTACAATCGTAGTCAATTGGAATCTTCGTCAGTACCGGTATC